CTGACATTACAATTAACGGTACTGCTGTTTCGGTAGGTGCTAATACAATTACTGATGTTGCAACATCTATTAGGGGCTTCTTAGCAAGCGTAGGTATTACAGCACAAGTAGTAGACGGCTACCTTGAAATTTACAGCAACGGTTCAAGTTCTGGCGCTGATGATTCTAGCTTGGGCGGACCAGTTGTAATTGGCGGTGATACTACTAAACTAGGGTTACTAGGTATAGTAGCAGGAACATATTATCCACCAGCAGTACAAGTTTCGGCACATACAAGTGTACCAGAATTTAAAATTGCTGACACATACTCGCGCCCAACTGGCAGTGTTTGGATTAAAACAACTGCCCCAAATGGCGGAGCAAATCTAAAAACCAAACAGTGGAATGCAGAAACACTACTATGGGACGAAAAAGCAACATTGATGTACAGCAACAATGTTTCGGCGTTATATGGACTTGATATTACAGGTGGCGGAGCAAACTTGGCAATTGGAGAGTTATTTGCTAAAACAAATGTTGCAAATGACGTACAACCGCTAGGAACATTTACAATATACCGTAGACAAGCAATAGGAGCAACAATTATTAAAAGTGCAGTAGTTACTGCGGCTTCAGTTGGTGCAACTACTACGGCTATTACAATATCTGCAAGTAACAAAGGCAGTGCAGCAATGAGTGCTGGAGTTACAGTAAGTATTACTACATCAGGTAGTGCAAGTGCTGACGCAATTGCAATTGCTTCTGGCATTACAGCAGCAGGCGTTGCAAACGTAAGTGCAACAGTTGATGCACAAAACAAGGTTGTAATTTCCCACTCACAAGGCGGCGAAATTAAATTTGTTGATACTAATGGATTGTTAAATGCAATTGGATTTGTTCCTTTTGTTTCAACTAACGCAGCATCAACACCAAATCTTGCATATGAAGACGGAACATCAGTTGCAACTAGTCCAAAACAGGTTGTAGCATCTAACTGGCGTGTACTAACATACACTGCTAAAGCTACAGCACCAAATGCATTAGCAACATCTAAGCAATTATGGTATAACTCCATTGTTGACGAAGTTGACATGATGTATCACAACGGCACAACATGGGTTGGATATAATGACTCAAGTGCATTTGCAGATGCTGATTCAGAAGGTCCGCTAGTTGCAGCAAGTATGCCAATTACGCAAGCAGATGGCAGCGCACTAGTAACAGGTGACATCTGGGTATCAACCGCAGACTTAGAAAACTATCCTACAATTTATCGTTACAACAATAACGTTGCAGGAACAACAGCACAAAAATGGGGCAATCCATTAGACACAGGCGACCAAACAACTGAAGACGGTATCCTATTTGCTGACGCACGTTGGAGTGTATCCGGTGGAACAACACTTGCTATAACAGATGCTACTATTGCAGAACTGCGTGTTAGTAACTTCTTAGATGCAGACGCACCAGATCCAGCACTATATCCAAAAGGTATGTTGCTATGGAACTTACGCAGAAGTGGATTCAATGTTAAGCGTTTTGAGCGCAACTATGTAGACACATCAGCAGATAACTTGCGTATGGGTGTTGCAGGTGTTGCACCACAATCAGGATACTATCCACATCGTTGGGTTACTGATTCAGGTAACCAAGCAGACGGTACAGGTAGCTTCGGACGTAAAGCACAGCGTAAAGTTGTAGTACAAGCATTACAGGCAGTAGTTAATTCAAATGACGAAATACGTGATGATGAATCTAAACTATTCAATATAATGGCAACTCCAGGGTATCCAGAACTAATTGGTGAAATGATTAGCTTAAACTTTGATAGAGGCCTAACAGCATTTATCATAGGTGATAGCCCAATGCGTTTAAAGCCAGATGCAACATCACTTAACGAATGGGGTACTAACGTAAACCTTGCAGTTGAAGATAATGATGATGGTCTTGTTAGCCGTGATGAATATTTAGGTGTGTTTTATCCAGCAGGATTTAGTAGCGATAACGCAGGAAACAACGTTGTAGTTCCAGCTTCGCACATGATGTTACGTACAGTAGCATTAAGTGACCAAGTTAGCTATCCATGGTTTGCACCAGCAGGTACAAGACGTGGCGGAATTACTAACGCAACATCTACTGGTTACATTAGTAGTGAAGGTGAATTCGTAAGTGTATCACTTAACGAAGGACAGCGTGATACATTATACGCAAATAACATTAACCCAATAACATTTATTAGTGGTGCTGGACTTGTTAACTTCGGACAAAAAACTCGTGCAAGAGGCGCAAGTGCATTGGATCGTATTAACGTAGCACGTTTGGTTATCTACTTACGTAGTCAACTAAACACGCTAGCTAAGCCTTATATCTTTGAGCCAAACGATACTATTACACGTAACGAGATTAAGCAAGCAGCAGAAAGTTTATTACTTGAGTTAGTTGGACAACGTGGTCTTTATGATTACCTAGTTGTTTGCGACGAAACAAATAACACACCGAGTAGAATTGATAGAAATGAACTATACTTAGACATAGCCATTGAACCAGTTAAAGCAGTTGAATTTATTTATATTCCACTACGCTTGAAAAACACTGGCGAAATATCAGGACTTTAAACGATAAATACTATTAGAACAGGAGCAGACTAAATGGCTATTTCAACATTATCAAAAATTACAGTTCCACTAGCTAGCGGAGATTCCGCTAGCAATCAGGGACTTTTGATGCCAAAACTCCAGTATCGCTTTAGAGTGTCACTGGAAAACTTTGGTGTATCAACACCGACTACAGAACTTACAAAACAAGTTATTGACGTAACTCGTCCAAATGTAAGTTTTGAACAAATGACTATTGACGTATACAACTCAAGAGTTTACCTAGCTGGTAAGCATACTTGGGAACCGATCGTACTTAACCTACGTGAAGATGTAAACAACAATGTGCAAAAACTTGTAGGCGAGCAGTTACAGAAACAGTTCGACTTTTATGAGCAATCAAGTGCAGCATCAGGACAAGATTATAAATTCGTTACACGTATTGAAATCTTAGATGGAGGCAACGGTGCTAACGTACCAAACGTACTTGAAACATTCGAACTGTACGGTTGCTATGTAGAGAGTGCAAACTATAACAGTTTAGCATATTCTAACTCAACTGATCCAGTAAGTGTTACACTAAACATTCGTTATGATAACGCACTACAGTCACCGCAAGGTACTGGCATTGGTACAGCAGTTGGACGTACAGTTAATACTTCTGTAACGGGCGGCGGCGTATAACACCATTATCATTTAGTCTAACTATTTAAAAAGGGGGCCTAGGCTCCCTTTTATCTTTATGTTAGCACTTAAACATAAAGGATAAATATTTGTATGGCAAATAAGTTCAATGGTTTATTAGATTCAATCGCAAACGGTATACTAAGTCCGAAAGGCAACATGGCCGACTGGCAACATGCTGCACGACTATATACTGATAGAGACATGGCCCTTGCGCCAAAGACTAAATTCCTCTATCATGTACAATTTGAAGTAACTCCTCCAGCACAAGCAATTGCTCCTAAGATATTCAGCGGATCAACATTAAACGAAATAGGTATGCTTGTAAAACGTGCAGACTTACCTAAGTTTACAGCTAACGTTGAAACAAAGAAAAAATACAATAGAGTAAAAAATGTACAAACATCAATTACATATTCACCAGTAAGTATAGACTTGCATGACGATAATGAAGGCATAACAACAGCATTATTACAAGCATATTATAGATATTATTTTGCAGACGGAAATCAACAAAAAGATAACGGTAAAGCATATGCTGTAAGCCCGCATAGTACTTACGAAGGCGCCGATTTAAACAACTTTAAGTTTGGTATGGATGTAAATAATCCCGGAGTTCCGTTTTTTAAGAGCATTAAAATAAGCACATTGACAAGAGGCGAATATACAACGTATACACTTGTTAATCCTATCTTAACTGGTTGGAGTCATGACAATGTTGATAATAGCGACGGTGCAGGCACTATGGTTAACTCTATTGAGATAGCATACGAAGCAGTGTTTTATGATCAAGGTAGTACTAAAGCAGGAGCCCAGGGTGAGCCTGCAGGGTTTGGTCAAGACCATTATGATAATATGCCAAGTCCTATATCGTTAGAAGGCGGTGGAAAGTTAGGACTTGGTGGCACTATAGGTGGCGCATTGGACCTATACGAATTCATTGCTAGTGGCGGAGCATATAACAATCCATTACTTACAATTCTACAAGGCGCCCAATTACTCGGCAATGTTAGAAACTTATCTAAAGAAGGAATTCGACAAGAAGGATTTAATATTCTTACAGGTGCGCTAGGACAAGCAACAGGCACTAATGTTAGCGGAGTAGCACAAGCATTTTTCC